TTTAATATTTCTAGTAGTATCTACAGTGTTGTTAGTATTTATCGACGCTGGAGCTATTTCTTTTGATGTTAAATCTTCATGGGTGGATCTATTACAATTAGTATTAATAACCGTGATCGGTGCTTATTTTGGCGGACGATCACTAGAAAAAGTAAAAAAATAAAAATATGGGAAGAATTTATGGAACAACTATAACACCAACCATAGTTGCTAGCAAGCAACATGGTGGGGCGTTTGCTACCGATGACGTGCTTTTTGATTGGGTAGCATTAAAAATACCAAAAAACACAGTATTAGATCACGTGTCTTATTTAGCTCCTGGTACGGATAATGCTGGCGCGCAAATGGGAATGAACTTTTTGTTTGCAAAAAACAATAATGTTTCAATGGGAACTGTTAAAGCTAATTGTACAGGTCACTTTGAAAGAGATCAACTAATAGGTGTTCTTTCAGTAGCAGCGGCTGATAGAGTAGTAGATATATCAGAAGGTAATCATAGATTTTACCATAGTACTATTGGTAATCCTTCAAACGGAATGGTCTTTGCTGATTACGATAACGACTTAGATGTACTAACAAATCCTGGTTATGTAACTATATACGTGGGAGCTACTACACTAGGAACTACTACAAACCTATCTACTGGTGTTACAGTGAATAACGCTAGTAATTATGGAGCTGCCGCAAGTACAACTATAATTACAGCTGATGAAGATGCTGACAAAACTATGAGACCTGGACATATTATACACGCACAAGATGACGCTGTTTTAGGTACAATTGCCTCTGTAACATCTAACTTAATAACTTTAACAGCAGCTAATGTAGGTGCTTTAACAGATGACGATGAGTTGTACATCGTAAACCCAATAAAATTTAACTTTGGATTTACAACATATTAAATAACAATTAAATTAACTTAAATTAAATAAAAATGGCAAAAAGAAAAACACCGAAAGCGGAGAAAGTAGTAGACTTAACTCCTAAAGCAGAGAAAATTACTGACGAACAATTAAAAAAGGTTCAAACAACAGTAAACAATCTTAACAGACACCAAATGGAACTTGGTCAATTAGAAACCAGAAAACATGAACTGTTACATAATGTTGCTGGGATAAAAGATGAATTTACTCTAATGCAATCTGAATTTGAAAAAGAGTATGGTTCTGTTGACATAAATATCCAAGATGGTACTATAAATTATCCCTCAGAAAATGGCGAAGCTGATAAGAAAGATTAGTGTAGGTAAAGATTATAAAAACGACGCCATGCATTACGCTGTTGGTCAAGAAGTATATGGTGGACATAAAATCTGTGATATAATAGAAGAGGAAAATAAATTTTCTGTTTATATTAGAAAAGATAAAGATGTTTTACCGTGGAAAGACTTTAACAAAAATATGGCGGTATCTGTAGAGTATAATTTAGAATACTAATGAAGAGCGTTCACAACTTTGTTGTAACGCCAATAGGAGAAAGATATAACAACACTAAAGAAGTTGAAGGTGGAGATCTTATATTAAATACTGAGATTTATAATCATCAATTTGTAAATAGAGTGGCAAAAGTTATATCTACACCTATAATTGGTGATACAGATATTAGATCCGGAGATGATGTTATAGTACATCACAACGTGTTCCGTAGATGGCATAACGTAAAAGGTATTGAAAAGAACAGTAGAAGCTACTTTAACGAATCTACTTATTTTATAACCCAAGATCAAATCTTTTTATATAAAAGAAATGATAAATGGAATACTCCAAAAGGATTTTGTTTTATAAAACCTTTAAAAGCAATAGACCAATTTAATATTGAATCTGAAAAACCTTTACAAGGTATTGTCAAATATTCAGATGGTACTGTTAAAGAAGGAGATCTTGTTGGTTTTAGACCAAAAAGTGAATATGAGTTCGTAATTGATAACGAACGACTATATCGTGTTTTATCTAATTTTATAACTATCAAATATGAATATCAAGGAGACGAAGAAGAATATAATCCAAGCTGGGCACAAAGCAGTTGAAGAACTGATTAAAGTTGCTAAAGAAGCAATTGTAGATTCAGACGACGATATATCAGCAGATAGGTTGAAAAATGCTGCTGCTACTAAAAAGTTAGCCATATTTGACGCTTTTGAAATACTAACTAGAATTCAAGAAGAAGAAAATCTTTTGGAAGGTAAAGAACCAAAAGAAAATAAAGAGCAAGTTTTTAAAGGATTCGCAGAGGGTAGGTCTAAATAATGTACGAGCAAAGTTTAGTTAAAATAATCGAACCTATAAAACGTACGACTATAAGTCGTATGAATAAAAGTAAAAAATGGAAATATGGATACAATAAAGAGCATGATGTTATCATTATATCAAAAACTGGAAAAATTGGCGAAATCTATGAAGTGCAAAATTTGCGAATTGCTTTGCCGTTGGAACCAGTGCGAATGCAAGTGCACGACAACGGAAAAGGAAAATGGATAAAAGAAGAATATCCTAAAGAACTAAGTAGGATAAAGAATATATTTGATTGGAGAAATTATCCAGATGAACAAAAAGAACAATGGTTCGATTATATAGACGAAGAGTTTAAAAGAAGAGACGAAGGATTTTGGTTTATGAATAATGGTAAACCAACTTATATAGCGGGTACACATTATATGTATTTACAGTGGAGTAAGATTGATGTTGGTGCTCCAGATTTTAGAGAAGCAAATAGAATATTTTATCTATTTTGGGAAGCATGTAAGGCAGATAAAAGATGTTATGGAATGTGTTATCTAAAGAATAGACGTTCAGGATTTTCTTTTATGTCTTCAGCAGAAGTAGTTAATTTAGCCACGCTAGCAACTGATAGTAGATATGGAGTACTTTCTAAAACAGGTGCAGATGCTAAGAAAATGTTTACAGACAAAGTTGTGCCTATTAGTATTAATTACCCATTCTTTTTCAAACCGATTCAAGATGGTATGGATCGACCTAAAACAGAATTAGCATATAGAGTGCCGGCTAGTAAATTTACAAGAAAAAAGATAACATCTAACGAAAAATTAGAAGATATACAAGGGTTAGATACAACTATTGATTGGAAGAATACTGGGGACAATAGTTATGATGGAGAAAAGTTGAACCTATTAGTACATGATGAGAGTGGCAAATGGGAGAGACCCGATAATATATTAAACAACTGGAGAGTTACAAAAACATGTTTACGATTAGGTAGTAGGATTATTGGTAAATGTATGATGGGCTCAACTTCAAACGCATTAGATAAAGGTGGAGACAATTTTAAGAAATTATATAACGCGTCAGATGTCACCAAGAGAAATAGAAATGGCCAAACGAAGTCTGGTTTATATTCTCTGTTTGTCCCAATGGAATGGAACTACGAAGGATTTATTGATGAGTATGGAATTCCAGTTTTTGATACACCAGACGTCGATGTGCTCGGTCCAGATGGTGAATTAATAGATGTAGGTATTATAGAACATTGGCAAAACGAAGCTGATGGTTTAAAAGGTGATCATGACGCTTTAAATGAGTTTTATAGACAATTCCCTAAAACTACTGAGCACGCGTTTAGAGATGAAGCAAAAGGGAGTATATTTAATCTTGTTAAGATATATGAACAGATAGATTATAACGAAGAAATGTCTAGAACCCTTGGTGTTACTAAAGGTAATTTCCAATGGGTGAATGGAGTAAAAGATACACAAGTCATATTTTATCCAGATCAACAGGGTAGATTTAAAGTCAGTTGGGTTCCAAAAACTGAGTTACAAAATAGAGTGGTACTTAAAAATGGTATAAAATATCCTGGTAACGAACACATGGGAGCGTTTGGTTGCGATTCTTATGATATATCAGGAACCGTAGATGGACAAGGTTCTAAAGGAGCATTACACGGCTTAACCAGGTTTAGTATGGAGGACGCTCCTGCGAATAGCTTCTTTTTAGAATACCTATCAAGACCACCTACGGCTGAAATATTTTTTGAAGATGTTTTAATGGCATTAGCATTTTATGGAATGCCAATACTTGCAGAAAATAACAAACCAAGATTACTATATTATCTTAGAAGAAGAGGTTACAGAGGATTTAGTATGAATAGACCAGACAAAGTATGGAACAAATTATCTGTAGCAGAAAAAGAAGTTGGAGGAATTCCTAACTCTAGCGAAGATATAAAACAAGCTCATGCCGCGGCAATTGAGATGTATATTCAAGATCATGTAGGTATGAAGCAAGATGGAACATTTGGAGATTTATATTTTAATGAACTATTAAATGATTGGTCTAGATTTGATATAAATAAACGTACAAAGTTTGATGCGTCTATTAGTTCAGGTTTAGCGATCATGGCAAATAATAGGCATTTATATATTCCAAATGCAAAAATTGAAAAACCAAAATTAAACATACAAATTTCTAAGTACGAAAATAAGGGTAGTATGTCTAAAATAATTAAAAAATAAATATGGCAGAGTCTGGCATTAAAAGTTATTTTCCAAGTCAAACCGTAAGTGACGCTGAAAAGTTAAGTCATGATTATGGTTTAAAAGTAGGTAAAGCTATAGAGACAGAGTGGTTTAATAATGATAGGAGTCTTAGTAGACACAAAACTAATCATAATAATTTTCATAATTTAAGATTATACGCTAGAGGTGAACAATCGATTCAAAAATATAAGGATGAGTTATCAATAAATGGTGATTTGTCCTATCTTAATTTAGATTGGAAGCCAGTTCCAATTATTTCTAAGTTTGTAGATATAGTAGTTAATGGAATTGCAGAAAGAACATATGATATAAAAGCATTTTCTCAAGATCCATATGGCGTTGCAAAACGTACTAAATATATGGAATCTATATTATCTGATATGAGAACTAAAGAGTTAAATGAATTTTCAGAACAAGCTTTTGGAATTTCTTTAGCAGAAAATGATATTGAAACTTTACCAGAAACAGAAGAGGAGTTGGGATTACATATGCAACTAACTTATAAGCAATCCGTAGAATTAGCAGAAGAACAAGCTTTAAATGTTTTATTAGAAGGAAATAATTATGAATTAACAAAGAAACGATTTTATTATGATCTTACTGTATTAGGTATAGGTGCTGTAAAATCGTCATTTAACACATCAGAAGGTGTTACTGTAGATTATGTTGATCCTGCAGACTTAGTTTATTCTTATACTGACTCTCCTTATTTTGATGATATATATTACGTTGGTGAAGTAAAGTCAATTCCAGTAAATGAATTAGCAAAACAATTTCCTCATTTAACAGAGATTGATCTTGAGGATATAATGAAAAATAAATCGTTTAATAGAAATAATACCAACACAAGACACTCTTCAGATCAAGAAGATAATACTATTCAAGTTTTATATTTCAACTATAAAACATACATGAACGAAGTTTATAAAGTAAAAGAAACTGGAACTGGTGCGGATAAGTTAATACCTAAAGATGACTCGTTTAATCCTCCTAAAGATAAAGAAGGTGGATATAGTAAAATGTTAAAATCTATAGAATGTCTTTATGATGGAGCGATGATTCTTGGAACAGATAAATTACTTAAATGGGAAATGGCAAAAAATATGATACGCCCTAAGAGTAATTATACTAAGGTTAAAATGAATTATGCTATTGTAGCACCTAGAATGTATAATGGTAAAATTGATTCTTTAGTAAAAAGAATTACTGGATTTGCTGACATGATTCAATTAACACATTTAAAATTACAACAAGTAATGTCAAGATTAACACCAGATGGTGTTTATTTAGATGCTGACGGTTTAGCTGAAATAGATTTAGGTAATGGAACAAATTACAATCCACAAGAAGCTTTAAATATGTTTTTCCAAACTGGATCTGTTATAGGTAGATCATTTACAAGTGATGGTGATATGAACCCTGGCAAAGTACCTATTCAAGAAATACAATCTGGATCTGGAGGACAAAAAATGCAAAGTTTAATTGGTACATATAATTATTATTTACAAATGATAAGAGATGTAACCGGATTAAACGAAGCTAGAGATGGTAGCATGCCAGACAAGAATGCTTTAGTGGGTATACAAAAAATAGCTGCAGCTAATTCTAATACAGCAACAAGGCATATATTACAATCTGGATTATTTTTAACTGCAGAAATTGCAGAGTGTTTATCGCTTAGAATATCTGATATTATAGAATACTCTCCAACTAAAGATGCTTTTATACAAGCTATTGGAGCACATAA